TAAGTGGCTTACTACTGGCTATGATGTTATTAAAAAGTATGACCAAATCTATTCAGATTGGTTATGTGTACCAAGATCTATTAGGGTAACATCTATTAAACCATCTGGTACTGTTAGTTTATTAGCAGGTGTGACACCTGGTGTACACTTTCCAGAAAGTACATATTACATTAGACGTATTAGGTTTTCAGTTAATTCTTCACTATTAAAAGATATTAAAGTTGCTAACTACAATGTAGTTAAGGATGTAAATGATCCTGACAATACTATGGTAGTAGAAATACCAGTTGAAGTTAAAAATTGTAAAACTATAGACGATACTAATATATGGGAGCAATTGGCCGTTACAGCATTTCTACAAAAATATTGGGCTGATAACCAAGTATCCTCTACAGTAACATTTAAACCTTGGGAGAAAGACCAAATTAAAACAGCTTTAGATTATTATCAATACCAACTTAAACTTATCAGTTTCTTACCAAAAGCGGATACCAAAGTTTATCCACAAATGCCATATGAAAAGATATCAGAAAAGGAATATTTAGAAATGATAAGTACAATTAAACCGGAGTTGCTTAAATTTGATAAAATAACAGACAAAGCTGAACCTGAATTGTACTGTACTAATGATGTATGTACCATTAAATAACAAAATATATGAAGATAATCAAACCATCATATACAATCCTCAATAAGGAGGATATTAAACTTGCAGAAATTCAGATCGAACACGCAGCAAGGACTTGTTATAAGTCACACGAATGGATTACAAAAGAATCTGCATGTAAACTCATCGAACGCTTAATGCATGCAAAACACGATGCTATGCTTGAATTTGGACCTTCTATAACAGTAGGTTTTATATGTGACAGGGGAATATCTCATGAACTTGTACGGCATAGGTTATGTTCATTTGCACAAGAATCTACACGTTACTGCAATTATACTAAAGATAAATTTAGTAACGAATTAACATTTATTATACCTTGCTGGGTAAAGAAAGAAGATGATTCTGCATATTTGGAATGGAAATCATTAATGCAAACTGTAGAGTTAATGTATAACAGACTCATTAAAATGGGTTGGACTCCAGAAAAAGCAAGGTCAATATTACCAAATTCTATTAAAACTGAAATTGTAGTAAAAGCCAATATCAGAGAATGGCGTCATATACTTGAATTAAGGACTGCTCCGAGCGCACATCCTCAAATGCGTGAACTTATGGTTCCATTATTAACAGAATTAGCAGATATAAGTCCTACTCTTTTTGCGGACTTATCAATTAATGCTATATAAATAAGTAAATCAAACATTATGTCAACATCAAAAAAACTGACAAAACAAACCTTAACAAATTTCTTAAAAAAGGGGTCAAAGTCTCTATTAGAGATATCAGAACATTTTAATGTATCCCCTTTACTAATAAGAGAATATTTAGCCAAACTTAAACAAGAGCATTATAATGTTGTTGATGAAGAATCACCCATAATATCATTATTAACTAATATTGATATGGGTGTAGTAAAACATCCCTATGACTACAAAATGTGGCAAGGTGACAAGCTTAAGTTTGGTTTCTGTTCAGACAATCACTTATGCAACTACAACAGTCGTGAAGATGTATTGAATACACTCTATGATATTTTCCAAGATGAAGGTATAAGAGTAGTATATAATAGCGGCAACTGGATTGATGGTGAGTTTAAGTGGAATCAAAATGAAATATTTGTTAGGGGTTGCACAAATCAATTAAAATATTGTGCTACACACTATCCATATCGTGAAGGTATCATTACCAAACTCATAGCAGGTGACGATCATGAAGGATGGTACGTACAAAGAGAAGGAATTAATATAGGTTCATATCTTGTAAATCACAGACGTGAATTAGGTATGGACGATTTTCAATACCTTGGTTATGCAGAAGCAGACATTTTATTAAGTGAACCAGACCAAAAACATAAATCTTGGTTACGCGTTGTTCACCCAGGTGGTGGTACAGCTTATGCTACATCTTATACAATGCAAAAACTTGTAGAATCATACCAAGGTGGTGAAAAACCTACAATTATATTAGCAGGGCACTATCATAAAATTGACTACTCATTCCCAAGAGAAGTCCATTGTGTGCAAACTGCTACTACTTGTGATCAAACATTATTTATGCGGAAGAAGAAGATACAAGCAATGCTTGGTGGTGGTATAGTTGAAGCTAGGTTAGCTAAAGACGGTACTATTAATCGTGTTAAAGTAGAGTATATTACTTTCTTTGACAAATCTTTCTACATAGGTGATGATAAATACTTTAAGGGTTAATGCCTATTACTCAAGGCATTAGGTTAGTGATAAATAACTTAGTATTAACAAATCAATTCACAAATATGTCAATAAACATTAAAAAAGAAAAATATAACAAGCTTACTATACTTTATGCAAGGTTAAATGAGCTTGAAGAGACACGCCCCCTTATTGGCACCAGCCAATATTATATTGGGCGTAGAAGAGTTTTAGTAAATCACATTGAAGAAGTCTTAAGGGATATCTTTGGTTTACAGACTAAAATTGAACCCAAAAAGCGGGTTGTGGTATTCGAAGTTGACGAAGACAATCGTCCTGAACTGCAGGAACTTTCAATTAAGAAAGAACTCGTTACTGAATATGAAGATAACGATTTTACCAGCATTGCCAAGTTGTTCGGTATTAACGTACCAAATGACATTAAAAATCGTGAACAATATCTTGTAACTACCATACAAGGATTATTACAGCGGTAAATAGGTTAGGGGGGGGTATATCCCCCCCTTTCCTTTATATTAAGAGCTATGAAATATCATATGTTTCCTATGACGAAAGCATGGATGAGTAAAAAGCCAATTAAATATTGGCGTGCTCTTACACCAAGAGATATACCAACTAGTAATGATCCACCGTTAAATTACTACGAATGGAATAATAATAAGGAATGTTGGGATCTTAACACAATCAACCCCTCACAAAGACATTGGTCTTATCAAAACATAAAAACTAATACTGAAAGAATTAATAAAATAATAATGTGGGGTTGGAACGAAATGGCCATTGTTGAAGTACATCCTAAATTTAAGGTTGGAAAATATAAAAATGGCATTGAAGTTTTAGAAATATATTCTGAAAACGCACAATTTAATAGTACTAAACATACTTATAAAATTTATGAAACAGAATATTATATAAAACAAAATAACAGAGTTCATTTTGTAACTGAAGATGAATTATACGAAATGATTAATGCAGATAGGAACTGTTATAGTTATGTATTCAAGTCTAAAAAAGCAGCAATGTTTAATAGACCAGTATACATTTCTATATTCAGTAATACTACTAATCCTAAGAAGGAAAAAGCATTTATATTAAATGCTCTATCAAAACCTGGTTTGAAGTTTCATTTTCCCCATCATCCTACTTTCTTCTACAATGATAGTGAAAACCAATGGGAGTACGTAAGCACTTCTAATATTTCTAAGAAATTATGGAATATATTTGGGAAAAACTGTGAAAATCAGGTTGAATATAATGCAGACCGTGATAAAAAACAATGGTGTATGTATTATAACTTTATAGGTTTTAGGGAATACTATAAAGAACAAGTTGCCAAAGTCAAATCTGCTAATATACTAGATGATTTAGACTTAGCATTTTTAAAGGCGATTAAAGCGGAATCTCGCAATAAGAAAGCCAACCGTTATAAGAACTCCCATTCGGTTGGGACCAATATGGACAGGAAAGCTTCTTATAACATAAAACAGGCTAAGAACCTCAACAGGGAGACGCCTGAATTTGTATATGTTATATACAAAACACCTCAGCAACAGACAGTTGCACGCAAGTGTACAAGAGCTTATGCTGAGAAACTGCAGGGTAGACACCCTGGAATTAAAATATTAACTCTATCTGAGTTACGTAGTAATAAAGTTAAAGATCAAAAAGAAGTTAAGCACCCTGAAGGTAGCTATAATAGACGTTTGCGTCGTTTAACTAAACAAAAACAAAAACATTATAGTCGTAATGTTGAAGTACAACACATTTATGTACCAAGTAAGGAAGTAGCAGAAAACTTTCCTAAAATAGCCACGGCACCTTGGCGTAACCAAAATGGTCACGAACATAAAGCATTGTTTATTACTAAAAACAACATAACAGGTAGCGTTATAAAAGTTAATGGTAAACTAGTAGCAAAAGACTTTGCAAAGCTAATTTATCATCATGTTAGGCCAACTGTGTCTAACATAACCAGACATGACTTGAAAAAGCAATCTGAAAGGCCTATGACGCATAGGCAAATTCGACTGAAAGAATTAAGGGATAAATATAGTTCCTATGACCGTAGGTATACTACAAATTCTGATGTCGAAAAATGGTCTTTACAATTCTTCATAGTATTGAAGATGATTAAAGACAAAGAGCGCCGTAAAAAAGTAATTTCTTACCTTATCAAATGTGGTTATTCTAATGAATTCGCAAATGGATTTATAGAATATCTTCAATTGACTAAGAACGGCGATCCAATAAGAGAACATAAAAGAAATCACGTTAGACGTTATGAACGTATAATGGTTACTAAGCCCCATGTCAAGATATATACACCAGAACCTTATAAACCAATAGTGATAGAACACGAAATTAAGGACGAAGTTAATGGTGGCGTGAAGAATATTATAACTGAAAATGTTCATACAGTTTATAATAAAAAAGAAGGTTTGCGTTTCTACACATATAATATAGAAACAAATGAGCACACCTTAATTGCTCGCGCTAAAGATGTCAAGAAATGGGCATATGTTCACGAGTATGATGCAGACTCTAACAAAACCAAATGGCGAGAGTTAATAGAAATAAGTGAAAAACAGGTTCCTAAAGTAATAAAAACACAATTTACGCTTGAACGTAGACTTGTAGGTGGTAAGCCTAAGAAATGGGTTACACCAATACCACAGGAAAAAACAGTTCAATATGTAATAAAGAAGATGAACATGTTATATAAAGCTAAAGAATATAGGGCTTTATATTCACTAATTTATAATACTGTAATGGAGTATTATAGGGCAGATAGTCCACTCTATGACGCTATAAGGTTTGCATTATATCACAATTATAGTGACTTAAGTAAATCATTAGTTACATTGATAAAGGTTAACAAAATGGATGACCCAGATCTTGTAACATTTATGGAGGACTTAATGCACCCACATTTTAATTAAGGTTTATTTTAGCCTGTTTAAGGCAACTAGGGACGATAGTGGTAGTCCTATACCATGCGATGCTAGATAATGTCTTAAATGGGCTAAAAATACCTTTAAAACGCATTTAATGAATATTTATGTATATGACATAGAAGTAATGATAAATTACTTTGCTGTTATATTTAAGGATGTTAATACTAAAGAGCTATTTGAGTTCATTATATATAAAGATAGAAATGATGTAGCAGAGCTATATGAATTCATATCATATAAAGTTAATGATTGGTTAATAGGGTACAACTCATACTATTACGATGACCAAATATTAACTTTTATATATAATAACTATGATAGGTTATTTAAGTATGAAATTACTGAAAATATAACAAGCACGTTGTATGCTCTGTCAAATGATATTATAAATAGTGAAGATAGGCGTAGGGATTATCAAATACCATTTAAATCAGTTGACTTAATGAAAGTAGGTAACTTACTACATAAATCATTAAAGTTGGTAGCTGTTAATTTAAATTGGCATAAGATACAAGACTTACCACTACATCATGATACTGTGGTATTAGATAAGCACTTACCTTTACTACACGAATATAATTTAAATGACGTATTAATAACAGAACAGTTATACATAACATTAAAAGATGCGTTAACATTACGTTGGGAAATTAATCAGAAATATAAGATAAATGTAATATCTGAGAGTAAAAGTGGTATGGCTAATAGGTTATTAGAGAAATTATACTCTGATAAAACTGGCATACCTATACGTGATTTAAAGCGAATGAGGACATATAGGCCAATAATTCACTTTGAAAATGTAGTACTGCCAGAAATAACATTTAAAACTGAAGAACTAAGAAAAGTATTATTTAAACTATTAAGGTCTGTATATTATAAAGATCAACCATTTATAAGGCGTAATATAACATATAATGGTGTAGTTTATAAGTTAGGCTTTGGTGGATTACATTCTGACGATAAACCTGGTTCATTTGAAGCAAGTGAGACTGAAGATATCATTGATTGTGATATATCTTCAATGTATCCTAATTTAATAATTAATTATAATTTTGTACCAGCTCATTTAGGTAGCGCTTTTACTGAATTGTATAAAGAAATTATAGAAAGGCGACTACATGCCAAACATACTGGTAATATAAATGAGAGCGATACACTAAAAATAACTATAAATAGTGTATTTGGCAAAACTGGTAATGAAAATCACTGGTTATATGACCCTTTGGTAACTTTAAGGACAACTATTAATGGCCAATTGTTTATGCTAATGTTAATTGAAAGACTAACATTAAGTGGCTTTAAAGTAATATCAGCAAACACAGATGGTATAATTACTATAGTACCAAAAGATAAACGAGAATTATACGATGAAATATGCCGTAAATGGTGTGAAGAAACAATGTTTGAACTAGAGTTCACAGAATATAAACGATATATCAGAAAGGATGTTAATAATTATATCGCCATTCATAAATCAGGTAAAATTAAAACTAAAGGTGATTTTACATTAACACTTGATTTGGAAAAAGGCGTTGATAAACCAATTGTTTCTAAAGCATTATATGATTATTTTGTATATGGTACTAAACCAGAAGATACTATTAATAATTGTAGAGATATACTACAATTTTGTACAGCAAAAAAGATTGATGCTAAGTTTAATAATTATATATTTTATATAGATAATTATGAACTTAAAAGTAAGCAATTACAAGATACTGTACGTTTTTATGTATCTAAAAATGGTGACCAACTATATAAAGTTGATAAGAAAACTGGTGACAAAATTAATTATTGTGTAGGATTTAATGTTACAGTCTTAAATGATTTAGTATCAGATACTAAATTTGAAGACTATAATGTTAATTTAAATTACTATATAGCAGAATGTTATAAAGTAATTAATCAAATTGAAGATAAACAACTCAAATTGTTTTGACATGAGCAAAAGCAAACTATATAAATCATTAATACAAAATGAAATCCAAAGGATTCGTGACCGTATTGATGATGAAGACAAACAAAAGAAAAGACAACAATTAGAGGATGACATACATGCTTTATTAACAAGTAGTAAAAAACGACCAAACTATACAGAAGCAAGGATTTACTTGGAAATACTTAAGCAAGAATGTCCTCTTGTAATGCAGATGACTGATCTTGATATAATAAGAGCTGCAAAAGATATATTGGATGTAAATTTAACATGGAAACATTTATTTACGCTACATATTGGCAGTAACTGTAATAACCCTTATTATAAAATAATTTATTTATAAAATGCTTATTACACTTAACACAGACTCATTAAAACAGTTAGACATACCAATAGATCAATATGTGATATTATTGGCTATAGCTGAAGATAAACAGTCCGTATTAGACAACTACATCACAGATGATATATTAACTAACTTATATAATAAAGGTTTAATAGAGGATGTTACAGAGTGTAAACTAACCGAAAAAGCAAAATCCATTATATATGGTGATAACCTATTTGATGAATTCGTTAATGAATTCCCACTTAGGGTCACCAGAACTGATGGTACTATTGACTTTCTAAGAACCGATTTGGCCAATACAGAGAATTTATATCTGAGCTACGTGGGCCGTAGCAGGGATAAGCATGACCATATAATTAGATGTCTGAAAGCAGAAATAAAGCAACGTGAAAGTAATGGAACAATGCCTTATATGACGCGTATATTCAAATGGGTTGCCAATAAAACTTGGGAATCCTATGAAGATATAGTAGACGATGTATTAACATCTAAACAAGACTTAGGATATGGTACAGAACTTATCTAGCGACAAAACCCCAGAATTAAAGCATATTTCTAAGGCTGCCGATGAGATAGTAACTTATATCGACCAACGTCGTAAAGGTATTGTCAAGTCTTTAAAGACTAGGTGGACTAAGTTTAATCATGCTACAATGGGAGGAATTGAACCCAATATCATTATGACTATAGCAGGAATTAGTGGTAGTGGCAAATCGTCATTTGTTAACGGATTAGAAAGTGACATCATTGACCTTAATCGGGAAGAGGATATTATCGTATTATCATTTAATTTTGAGATGCTTAGTTCAAAACAGATAGGACGTAAGCTTTCAAAAGCACTTACAAAGACTACAAATGAGTTATATTCATGTAGTTATAATAATGAACCTGTTTCCGATGAATTGTTCAAAGTTATTGAAAAAGAAGCAGAGCGTATTAAACATTACCCAATTTATTATGTTGATATGCCATGTACAGTAGATCAGATCCAATCATTGATCAGGAAATTCCAATATAGTGAAAAATTAAAGAACAAATGGCTAATAGTAATATTAGACCATACTTTATTAACACGTGGAAAGGCAGGAGAACAGGAAAGGGAAACCTTGGCAAACCTGCAAAAAGTTTTTATGGAAGCTAAGAAGATTGGTAAAACAACCATCATTCAACTTAGTCAAATGAATAGAGATATTGAATCATCCGAAAGGATAACCAATGCTACTATGCATTTTCCCATGAGACGAGATTTATTTGGTTCAGATTCACTTTTTCAAGCTTCAGATTATGTAATGGTTCTTCATAGACCAGAACTTTTAGGTATTAAATCTTATTCCCCAAATAATTGGCCTGTAAAAGACAAGATTTATTTACACATATTAAAGTCAAGGGAAGGAGAACCTAAGATACTTAGCTTCGTAAATAATTTGAAGTATAACAGAATTGACGAATATTAACAGATTTTTACTTATTTATGAACAAAAGAATTGCGATAATAATTGATGATATAACTCAGGCTAAAAAGCAGGGCTATTGGTCTCAACTTAAGGATTTACTCCGTAGGAGATGCACCAAGAAGCAAAAACGCCCTATATTCGGTATTGAAAATGGGGATGCTTTTATAGTAGAATTTACTAATCAACAAGCTGAATACTATGTTGAGAAGCAATACATTGAGCTACTAACAAATGGTTATGTAAAATCACCGTTTGCTACATTAGTGCCTGAGGAAAATACATTTTCACTCATGAAAAATTACAAACAAGTTTATAACTTGCTCCGTGATTTACTTGAACTGCAAAATGATGAAACTGGTGTTATCCGCGTAGTTGTGGAAAAGCCCCAACCTAAAACCATCATTAAGTTTAAGACTGAAATCAAGGAGAAAATCACTATCTATGAACGTTTTGTTAAGATAGGATGGAATTCATACAAACGTAAGTTTGATTATTTTACTGGACGGGATTACATTACTGTTGACGGTACTGTATTTTGGATTAAACAAGACCGTCTGGGACGTGAATATCTTGATGTTTAATTAATAACCAGGAGTCATTCTATTGCGGCTATAGTTAAGATTATTCACAGCTGTCCAAAAGCACAGAATATGCCACCGAGGTAGGTAACTAACCCGAACGCAATATCGGTTACTTAACGAATGACTCATTTTAAAAACATACAATATGTCCACACCTTATCAGATTGCTATAGTAGGTATGTCTGGTAAGGGAAAAACAATGGCTTTTCGAAATATGGATCCTAATACATGTGGATTCATAAATGCTGAAGGCAAACCATTACCTTTTATTAACAGGTTTAAACACTACTGTACCCCTAATAGTTGGCAGGAAACATATCAGAAACTTATCGAATTTGGCAAAAACCCAGAGATTACAGAAGTAGTACTGGATAGTTTTTCCGCTTACTTAGATAGCTTGCTAAAAACAGCAAGGGAAATAAAGAAAGGTTTTGACACGTGGAATTACTATAACGAAGAGATAGGGAAATTAATGTTCCTCATTAAAAAGTACCCAAAAGATATATTCGTTACAGCTCATTCTGCTAATGTTGAAACAGAAGAAGGCGTCGCAGAAAGACGAATTGCTGTAAAAGGCAATGAGTGGAATAAGACGGGTGTAGAAAAAGACTTTACTATAGTCTTATTTGCTGAAGTAAATTTAGATACTGGTAAGAGAGATTATGTACTTAATCTATTATCAGATGGTAAAACATCTGCTAAAACTCCACCACTCTTTATTGAAGATGGCAAAGATATTATACCTAACGACGCACAGAGCTTTCTACAACATATTAGAAAAGTACTCGCTAACAATAAATAATTAGGAATTTTTAATAACATCGCACATGTATAATGTAACGAAAGATATTAACTCTGAAAGCAGGTCAAATAATTTTATGGGGCCTGGCATTTATGAAAATGTAGAGTTAAGACACGTAGAAGAAGGCAAATACCCGATTGTATATGGCGAATCAAAAAAAGGTAACAAGTTTGCTGCTTTTCATTTTATAAATGATAAAGGAGAAATCCTGATCCATACTGAATACGAACCTTCAGATGAAGATCGTGAGAAACTTGAAAACAAAACATTAAATCAGATCAAGCGGTTTAAGCATATAATTACAAAGTTTGTAGATGAGGATAAATTTATATTCGAAGCATCTAATTTTGAAGACTTTGTAAATAAGTCTGCTGCTATTCTTGGTAATAATTATATAGGAAAGAAAGTACGCATTAAAGTTGTTTTAAATAACAGCGATTATACTACTTTACCTAACTATGTACCTTTCATTGAAAATATGGAAGTTGAGAAGAGTAGATTATCTATAAATACCGCAATAGATAAAATGGTTAGGAATAAACCTGATGTTGAAACTAGTTCAAACGAAAACCCGTTTGCTACTACACCTATAGAAGTTGCTGATGCCACAGGAGAATATAACCCTGATGGTATACAACCAACTATGTATGATGATTTAGCACCAGGCGCACCCAATACAGACGATCTGCCTTTTTAAATAACTAATATAATATGGGGGGGTAGAAATACCCCCCTGTATAGTTATGGTTTATAACACAAAAAATGTCATAGTAGAATTAACACTTGAAGAGTTACTTAAATATATTACTGAATATGATGTATATCGTCATTATTTAGGTAGTAAATTCAAAGTAGGACAAATAATGTCTTCACCATTTAGGGAGGACAAACACCCTTCATTTGGTGTCTTTAAATCAACAAATGGTGCTATATTATGGAAAGACCAGGCAACTGGTAAAACAGGTAATATTGTAACATTTGTAAAAGAAATAGAAGGTTTATATCATAATAAACAAGCACTGAAACTTATATATGATAAATTCGTAAGAGGTATTATACAGCCCACTCCCGAAGGTATAAGAATACGAAATTCATACAGTAAGTTAAGAAAGTCTATTTCAATTAAAAGACAAAATTTTACTAAAAACGATGATGAGTATTGGTCTCAATATCATATTGAACGTGAGACATTAAAAAAATATAATGTATATCCTATAACATTCTTTTGGGTAAATGATATACTGCAACCATTTAGGTATTCAAAAGATAACCCAATGTATGCTTATAAAATATTCGATAAGTTCAAAATATATAGACCTTACTCAGAATATAGAAAAGATAAATGGAGAACTAATTGTTCTGCTATAGATATACAGGGTTATGAACAACTACCAAAGAATGGAGACCTACTTATAATTACCAAATCATTGAAAGATGTAATGGTATTATATGAATTAGGATATAATGCGGTTGCACTACAATCAGAAAACGATAAACTTAATCACAAAATTTATAAAGATTTGTCAGAAAGATTTAAGAGAATTGTTATATTGTTTGACAACGATGAACCAGGCAAAGATAGTGCTATTAAACTTGCCGGTGAATATAATTTAGAATACATATTTATAGACTCTAGTGTTTATTCATTATATAATGTTAAAGACATTAGCGATTATATATGTGTATTTGGTAAAAATAAAACAATTGAATTGATTAAATCTTTACTGAAAGATGAAACTACAAATAGTAAATAAGTCTAATAACCCATTGCCCGAATATAAAACACTTGGTGCAGTAGGACTTGATTTACAAGCAAATGAATCTATAGTAATACAACCTGGTGAAAAACAATTGGTTTCTACAGGTTTATACATTGCAGTACCAGATGGTTATGAAGCACAAATTAGACCTAGATCTGGTTTAGCACTTAATAATAACATAACTGTATTAAATACGCCTGGTACAATAGACTCAGATTATAGGGGGGAAATAAAAGTCATATTATATAATGCTTCGATGGTTGATTCATTTAATGTAAATGAAGGAGACCGCATAGCACAAATGATTATATCTCCTATAGTAAAAGTAGAGCTTGTAGAAGTTCAGGAACTTGATGAAACAGAACGTGGGGAAGGGGGATTTGGTAGTACAGATGCAATTGAAACTACTATGGACCTCTTAGATTTATACGACGAAATACCCATTGATTATGTCGAAGAACAAGAAGATTTCTAATGCAACAGAACTTGAATATGATGGAATTAAGTTCCGTAGCAAATTAGAAGTATATTGTTATAAGAGATTGAAAGAAGAAGGGTTATCATTTAAGTATGAAAATTACACGTATAACTTAATTCCGACATTTACATATAAGTTCAAACTATATGAACCTTATAAGAAAGGTAAGGATTGGTTATTTGGTGAAAAGAATAATTTAGTTAGGGGATTAACATATAAACCAGACTTTGTCAATGATGACGAAGGTTGGATTATAGAATGCAAGGGTTACCCTAATGATGCGTTCCCTATAAAATGGAAATTATTTAAATACTTATTAACACAATTAGGTGTTAACTATGATTTATATTTACCAAAGAATCAAAAGCATGTAGATGAATGTATTGAATTAATTAAGAATAAAGATGCCGGAACAGAAGGATTACTTCAAGATTAAAGCAGTATCTTCACACTCTTTAAGTTATTTCGAGGAATCGCCATTAACTTTTAAAAAGTTTTTAGATGAAGAAATAGAAGAGGTTGATAAAAGATACTTAGACTTTGGTAGGCAAGTGCATATGAGGATATTAGAACCACAGAGGTTTAAAGAATCATATACAGTTCTTAGTTATGAATTACCAAAGTCAGAGCAACAAAAACTATTTTGCACTGTATATGTGGAAAGGCCACATATGAAGAAAGAAGACAGGCTTATATTAGCTTACAGTACTGCGTACTCAACCAAAGGTAAATCAGACGATAAGATACTTCAAGAAGCTAAGGATATGTATGATAAGTTAAAAGATTACCTTACATATTTAACCAAAGCTAAAAAATATAAAGAAGTATTAACATTTGCTAAGAAACAAAGAATTGATACGTGTTTTGAAAATACGTATAACCATAAATTAGCAAACGAACTCTTATTTGATAAGGAAATACAAGCTGGTATATTAAGCTACAATGAATTAGAGTTAGAATGGGAACATCCTTTGCATAAACATGTTCCTTGTAAATCTATGATTGACAGATTAATTATAGACACTAACAACAAAGTTATAAAATTAGTAGACATAAAAACTACAATATCATTAAAGACATTCAAGGATTCAGTCTATACATTCAATTACCATAGACAGATGGCTTTCTATTCATTAGCAATATACTGGTATATTAAAAACGTACTTAAAATGGACGTAGAAGATTATAAATTTGAAGTCTATATAGTAGCTATAAAAAGTACGCAACCTCATGATGTAAGAGTATATCAAATAACAGATGATATGTTGAATAAGGGATTTGATGAAATAGCAATCCTAATGAACAGATTATCGTGGCATTTTGAAACCAATTTATGGGAGTACACCAGAGAATATTATGAAGGAAATGGTTTAGATATATTGGAATAATATGGACTTATTAAAACTTAAATATACACAAACAACTTATTTTCTAGTCCCACTATTATTCTCAAAGGATACAAAAAGTTCGCAAATCATTACTAATAGTTTTGTTAACGCTTATGTAGCGGACTTTAACAAAAAACAATATGATGATAAAATCATACTTGTTTATTCTGAAAGAACTGAATTGCCAGTTCAAAACAAAGTAGACGAATATAGAGATGCTGGTCGTCGTGTATTTGTCTATGAATTACCCGAAGTATACCAAGACGATTATGTCAATATTTTGAGAGGATATTGGTCTAAATTGTCCGAAGATGCTAAGAACAGAATACTAAGTTTCTGGGAAGAAACTGACGATTCTTTTATATATGGAATCTTATACCATAAACCTAACAAACATGTTAAGGCATTCTATAAGAAATATACTGAGATTGACCCAGTAAAGGACTTAAAGAATGATGAATATTGGTATAAGCCAAATTTAGTAGTAGAGGTGCTGGGTCTTTAGGCTCAGCACTTCTCGTTTATTAACAAAAACAATTATCAGATGACTTTAAACGACTCACAAATAAATAATCTTTTTATGTATTTATATGCTGAGTATCAAAAAAAGATCCAAGATTTAGAATCTGTTAGAATCAAAGAAATATTGGAATCTGATAAATACAAACAAACAATTGCTGAAATTGAATCTTTCCTTATAGACAAGGGATTGGATAACGAATTTGCTAAAGATAAAGCTTGCAGCATATCTAATCGTATATTTAATGTGGGAATATTCGGTCGCATATATGATAGATATCCCATCAGTGTTGCTATAGAAAGAAAATTAAAAGCAATATTATCAACTTTACCAGACTCATTAAGTTTTGAAGAGATAATCAAAATAGTAGACGAAAAACTTGAATTTGAAAACATTATTAACAAACAATAACAATAATATGGAAAATGCAATTAATACTATGACGATTACTCTTAATGAGTATAAATCTATGATTGATGAGGTGAATGACCTTAAAAGAGAACTTGAGAATCAGCGAGACATTGTTACACAACGCAATTGTGAAATTGCACACCTTAATACAGAAATAAGTAAGTTAGAAAACGATGTATCAGAAGCTAACACTTATGTGTATTTAACAAATGCTGAAAACCCAAGCGGTATTCTCTACAACAATTTTGTAAGGCTTTCAAAAGACTCACCTGAGTTAGTAAAGATCATAGAAAACTCTATTAATAAAGAGCAGGCGAAAATTGTTAAATCTCAGAAAGAAGAGATTGATAATTTAAAAGACAAGATTACGGCATTAGAGAAGAAAAATAGGAAATATCACAATGACATTGTAGATGATTATGAAGATCAAATTAAAGAACTTCATAAAGAATTAAAAGATGTCAAAGAAGATTATGAGAATCTTAAACTCGACAAAGCCGCTAATATTGTTGAAGCTGAAAGACTTGCTGAAATTAATAAACTCAATGAGCAAATAGCATATCTCGAAACTATTAAAGATGGTGAAAGGATTGTATGGCCGCGCGGTTTATTCACTAAGTTATTCCGTAAACAAATACTTAGGGCCGCAGAAGAGCTTTATAAACAATTTGTTGGACGTAAAGAATTTAAGCGTATAAATACCACCAGTGCTATTGGTAAGGCTAGAGATTATTTAAAAACTTTAGAAAGCAGTAATGTAAAGTTCTCTTATGGTTTTTAAATAATACAAACAAATAAAAGGGGGTTATAATACCCCCTTTTTTATTAACTAACAAAAAGATAACAGAATGTTCATAAGAGAAGAAGATGGTTCTTTAAGGATTTCATTTGAAACCATAGATAATATTGAAACTACATTAGAACCAGGTGTATATTCACTGAAAGTACAAAAGATTGAAACATTCTTTGGTACAAGAGAAGTATTATACCTAAATAAAGTTAATACATTTGTAAATAAAGAGTTTGTAAAAGCAGGAATATACAAACGAATTGATAACTTGATTAATATTCACCTTAGCGATGCTATGGCTGAAGCAAAAAGAATACTCAAATTAAAAAACAAAATAGGACTGATGTTTTGTGGAGAACCAGGAACTGGTAAAACATATACAGCTGGTTTAATTGGGCAAAGGATTGTTGATAAAAAAGGTGGTATATGCATCGTTACAACAGAAGTAGATGGTGAAATGACAAGGAAGATCATTCAACACCTTAGAACATTCACAGATAAACCCATAGTATGGGTATTTGATGAATTTGAGAAATCTGTAAGTAATAATGATGCTCCTTTATTATCATTATTAGATGGTGTAGATAGTCCTGAGAATATAATATTTATTGCAACAGTAAATGATACTTCAAGGTTACCAGGATTTATAATGAAAAGACCCGGTAGATTTGAAAGTATTGTAGAGTTTAAAGTAACAGATCCTGTGATACTTAGGACTATTGTAGAGTCTATGCTACCTAAAGAATACAGAGATCCTGTGCTAATAGACAATATACATAAGAGTATACTGAGCAGTAACAATAAGACTATAGATAAGATAGTACTTATTATGCGTGATCACCTTAGCAAATATATTTACTTAAAATCTAAGGGGAAATAAAAAAGGGGTCAAGAGACCCCCTTTTTTTTACATACCCATAATTAAATTTTAATGAAACTTAAGTCACACTATTGTGGGCGTTGGAAGTATGGTATTTGATCACCAACATCACGTAGCCTGTATGCTTGCCTGTAGATAGGTATCATACTAACCAAACGCCTATATATCTTTAATTGACCATCCCAAGGGCCACTCTCATATACTTCAAATGGGTTCATTGCTTGTTGAGCAAACTTAGCTAAGTCTTCAAAAACAGACATTGAAGCCATAGGTGAACGTAATATTTTCATAGCTTCCCCCGGTGATATAAAGAATAATATTTCAGACTTTAACCTAAGTAACTGATATATGAGGAATTCATCTGCATAAGATAGTTCATCGTCATCATCACCAGCAAGTAATCTATAGAGTAGCATAATCATGGCTACATCGACTATTTCTAAGGCCGTACGACCAATATTAGCACGCTGATGATCCGATAGCATTGCCCAACGTTCACCCCACGTTAAAGGGATTATATCGTTTATTTCAGCATCAAGGTTGCGCTTAGCCCTAAATGCGTCTATAAATGGTTTAAAGAGGAAGTTAAATGTACTAATATACATTCCTTCTACACTCTGTAAATTACGTGTTTCATAACGATGTTTACCCCAGTGTCTACGGAAACCAGGTGGTATAAATCGCCTAAACATGTATAACATAGATACCCAAGGATGATGTTGTATAGTTGCCCTAGCTAAATTAGACCAGTCACCATGTATCCTACCTAATAACCCTTCTAATCGTTGTTTAAAATCATTTCTATGGGCCGGCGTCCATTCAGATTTAACTAAGTCTACTTTACCTTCAGGATCAAATACAAGTTTAGTAAGCCTTACCTCATGTGGATTATCATGCGGATCAACTTCTTCACCTTTCTTGTTATATGATTTTGTAGTATAAAAATCCCTAATAGAACCTATATCATTGCCATCCTTATCATATGCACGTTTTTGATATAACATAGCTGACATAAACTTAAACTTCATAAAATTTTCACCAGCAGTGTTAGTTGATTGCGCAAAGTCTGTTAATGATAACCAACCTATCCTTGAACGTTTACCTAAACGCCTTGCTTCTGGCATATCCATAAGGTCAAAGTGCTGACCCAATAAACTTAATATATTCCTCGGCTTACGTGAACCTAAGTCAGCAACTATACCTGGTAAGTTAGCTAAATAGTCTAAGTGTGCTTTGCCATAAGCAGGAGCCTTAAAGAATTCACCAGTTATACTTTCATTCCACTGTTGGAATTCACCTAGTGTAACGTTAGCTACACCTTGGATTACGTTAAGACCAAGTAACTTTACTGCCGTATACTTTTTAATAAACTCCGCTATCTTACCAGCATCAAGGCCAAATATCTTACCTACATCCGCAGAATATTGACCAAACCATATAGCATTAACCCATGTATTAAACATTTCATATATATTGCCGCCAACCTTAACAGCTTGTTCTTTATAACCCATCTTTAATATATCCGATGGATCATCCTTAACTCGTTTTAATACACTGGTTAACGAAGCTTTTTTAGGTAACTCCCTTACTTTCAATAGATTCTTCATCATATCAATTTCAGCAAGCACAGTTCGCTTCTTACTATATGATATAGCAGATGTTAAGTATGAGAAATATATACTAAATAAGTCAAATGATTGATTCTCCTCATCAAATCGTATTACTTGTTTACCATCTTCTTCTATAACTTTTACAACAGGTTTATTGTAATGTACTGGTAAGAAATATAATGCTTCTTTGCCTTCTGTAATAATCTCATTATGCCTATGAGTATCATCGACTTGGAAAGTAAACGTCTTTCTTAAAGAGTCTGCTATTAACCTACCTACAGGTTGACCAGCACCCACACGTTCTTCCTTTTGTTTTATAACACCGGGCAACCTATTCTTTATACCCCTGCTAGCAGGTACCATAGAATCTGCTAAATCACGCATTTCTATGATAGCATTATATACTTGACTACGTGGATCATCTTTATCTTCAAGTATTTTACTAAGTGCTCGCCATTCGTCTGTAATCCATTC